CAGGCAGGCGCCGATCATGTTGTTCTGCACCCGGTCACTCGGGCAGCCGACGTTGAGGTTGACCTCGTCGTAACCAGCCTCCTCGGCCAGGCGGGCACAGGCGGCCAGGTCGGCCGGCACACTGCCGCCCAGCTGCAGCGCCAGCGGGTGCTCGGAGACGTCGTGGCGCAGGAAACGCTGGGCCTCGTTGTGCAGCAGGGCACCGGTGGTGACCATTTCGGTGTACAGCAGGGTGTTTTTGGAAAGCAGGCGCAGGAAGAACCGGCAGTGGCGGTCTGTCCAGTCCATCATGGGAGCAACGCTGAAGCGGCGTGACGGCTCAGGGCGCGTGGTTGTTGGCTTAGAGCCTGAATTTGCGGTCATTTCGTTCAACGTGTTTTGTACCAATTTTCGGGGTTTTGAGGCGTTTTTACCAAGCGCTTTGTACAATGTACCAATCGAAAGACGACGTGTACCAATCTCAGATGGCAACGATCAGAACGCGTAAAAAGGCCGATGGCAGCACCAGCTACCTCGTCCAGATCCGGATTAATCGCGACAAGGTGACAGTCTACCAAGAGAGTCAAACGTTCGCCCGCAAACAGGCTGCGGTGGCCTGGGCGAAGCGACGGGAAACCGAGTTAGCTGAACCTAGTGCTATTGAGCGCGCCACCCGGGAAGTGCATACGGTCAAGCAGATGATCGACCGTTACCCGGTCGAGGCAGAGAAAGCCCGGCCGTTGGGCGAGACGAAGCGACGCACGCTGAACGCCATCAAGAACAGCTACCTTGGGGAAAAGGTCGACTCCGTCATCAGCCAGCAGGTGCTGGTGGACTATGCCCTCTGGCGCATGAGTCCAGAAGGGGGGAGGTCAAGCCGCAGACGGCCGGCAATGATCTTGCGCACTTGGGCTCGGTGCTGTCGCTGGCCAGGGCAGCTTGGGGCTATGAGATCAATCCGCTAGCAATGACTGATGCGCGCTTGGTGCTCAAGAACTTCGGCTACAACATGAAAAGTCGGGAGCGAGATCGACGGCCAACGTTGGATGAATTGGACAAGGTGCTGAAGCACTTCTTTGAGATGCTGCAGCGGCGCCCCAGTGTGATTCACATGCCCAAGGTCATGGCGTTCGCTATCTTCTCAACGCGCCGAATGGACGAGATCGCCCGCATTCTTTGGGAAGACCTGGACGAGCACAGGCAAGCTGTGAAAGTGCGCGACATGAAAAACCCCGGTCAGAAGATCGGCAATGACGTGTGGTGCTACTTACCGGATGAGGCTTGGATTATCGTGCAGAGGCATGCCGCGTGAGTGCCCAGAGATTTTTCCATATAACACTCCCTCCATCGGCACGGCTTGGTCTAAGGCATGCAAGATGACTGGTATCGAGGATTTACACTTCCATGATCATGCGTCATGAGGGGGTCAGCCGGTTGTTTGAAATGGACTGGGACATACCAAGGGTCTCAAGCGTATCTGGGCGCCGCGATTGGAACTCGTTGCGGAGATACACCCATTTGCGTGGGCGTGGGGATAGGTATAAAGGCTGGAGCTGGCTGAGCAAAATCATAAGTTCAAGTGTGGTCCTTGGTTCCAGGGTAGGTTAGGAGATGGAAATGAACGACTCAAAAGATAAAAAGGTTAGTAAGTCGAAAGGGGTGGTTCGAAGTTTTTTTGAGTCTATGCCGGGTGTTGACTATGCTGAGGCAGTTATAGATACATTGACGGATTCGGAGCTTTTGAAAAACGTTCCGGTAGTGCGATCATTTGTAGGGGCTTGGGAGTTTAGGAATAAATATAAACGCAGTAGGTTCTTGAAGCGTGTGGAAGTTTTTCATTCTAATCTTTCAGAATTGACTGATGATGATTTGAAAAAATTTGATGATGAGTTTGAAAGCCCCGGTGAGGCGGAAGAATTTGTGACCGACCTTATTGAATTGATGGATCGCTTAGAGAATGAACAGAAGGCGATTATGCTTGCTGGTGCATTCAAGCGTTTGGTTCGAGGAGAGATTCGTGAACAGAATTTCAGGGAGATAGCTCGCGTTTTTGAGAGGGTAGATAACTTGGATCTATTTCTCTTTATGCAAGGCTACCAAAATCCTCACAGCTTCGAGCATGCATTGGGTGACATTTTGGTCAACTTCAGGGTATGCAAGAGATCGATCAAAATGGCTACGCGCCAGACGATGATGTTAGATCCAAGCAAGTTTGAATCTTACATTGATGTTACCTATGAGGTTACACCGTTTGGACGCCTTGTGTTAGAAACTTTGCATCAGGTGTATCAAGACAAAATCGAGCCTAAGTATCTAATTAAAACTGGCTCCATGGTGTGACCTCTCATGCAATGTGGAAGGCGGGCGACAATGGTTGTGATCGCCCGCTTGCTGTCATTGGTTGGCTTTGAGAGGTTTGTTAATTTGCTGGCATTCTTTCTTGGCGCTTTCTCTTTGAAGGTCTAGATATAGTGCGAAGTCGGTAAGGTGTATGCCTTTAGCGCTTTTTTGACTGTGTTCCAGTCGTGTAGCGGGAGGCTTAATCTGTCCTGAGAATACCTTCCGCAGAAACATTTCTGGTGTTAGATGGGTGAAATAGTCGGCGCAAACTTTCTCTATAGGAATTATGGCTAATCCGTTGTACTGCGCCATCAGCATGAATGCTGTGTTCATTCGCTTATGCTGTCACCGCTCAATGGCGCGGTCGGCAGCATCACGGGCGCCGCATCCGAACTGGAGAACATCCCATTTGTCGGACCCGAGGCTGGGGAAAAGCTGGGGCGCATCGTGCGTAGTATCAATGTGGCCCAGTCTCAGGTGGGGCAAGTGGCGTCAATGTATAGCCGAGTCGTCACCGGCGCCGCCCAGGTGCAGGAGCGCATTGGCACATTCAAGACGATGGCAGCCAAGGTCACGGCTGAGGCTGGGCGCGTGGCGGGGCTGGTGAGCCCGTCGCTGGCCAACATTCTGCCCACGGGCGGGCTGCTGGGCTCGGCTACGCCACTGCCCGAGGCGGTCGCGCCGTTTCCCCACCTGCTGATCATCCAGCCGCACGACCCCAAGCTGCAGCCGTACTACTTCAACCTAGATACAGCGCCCTTTGACGAGCTGCGCCGGCAGGCGTCGTTCCGCTGGGCCGGCCAGGAACGCCTGCGCCGCAGTGTGGCGCAGCAAGCCGTTGGCCTGGGTGAGGAAAAGATAACGCTCAAGGGTGCGATCTTCCCGCACCACAAGGGCGGCATTAAGCAGCTGACCGTGCTGCGCAGCATCGGCCGCAACCTGCAGGCGCTGAAGCTGGTCACGGGCTACGGCGAGGTACTGGGCGACTGGTGCCTGGTGAGCGTGGAGGAAGAACAGGGTCACCTGCTGGCAGGTGGCATCCCCCGGAAACAAGGGTTCACCCTGGAGTTTGTGAGCTATGGCAACGATCTGCAGAACGTCTAGCGGGGATTTGTTGGATGTGATCTGCCAGCACCATTACGGGCACCTCAATGGCACCGTCGAGGCGGTGCTGGAGGCCAACCCAGACTTGGCCAGGGAGGTGCAGCCGTACCGCGCTGGCCTGCTGATCCAGTTGCCCGACCTTTCGGCGCCGGCGGTGGAGCTGCTGCAGCTGTTCGACCGATAACCCCGCGTTACGCGTAACGAGCCCCGCCCTGTGCGGGGTTTTTCATTTCTGGAGCAAGCATGAAACCGACGTACCGTATCGTCGCGGATGGCAAAGACATTACCGCGCTGATCAATGACCGCCTGTTGCTGCTGCGGATATCGGACAAGCCCGGCATGGAGTCGGACGAGTTCGAGCTGCGGATTGACGATCGCGACCAGGCTGTCGCGCTTCCTGGGCGTGGCGGCCGGGTGGAGGTGCTGCTGGGCTATGAGGGCCAGCCCCTTAAACGCATGGGCGCCTTTACCGTGGATGAGGTGCAGCTGTCCGGCCCGCCGGACACCATGACCATTCGCGGCAAGGTCAGCGACATGCGCGGCAGCGGCAAGACCGTGCGCAGCGGCAGCTGGGAAAACGTGCCGCTGTCACAGATCGTCAACGATGTGGCCAAGCGCAACGGCTGGGAGCCGGTGTGCCCGGTGACCACCAAGATTGAGCGCGTCGACCAGCGCAACGAGTCGGACTTCAACTTCGTAACGCGCCTGGCCAAGCAGTACGACAGCACCGCCAAAGTGGCTGAGGGCAAGCTGCTGGTCATGCCCCGGCAGGGCGGAAAAAGCATCAGCGGCAAGACCCTGCTGGTCGTTACCATCAACAAAACCGAGGTCGAGCGCTACCAATTCCGCCTCGGGGATCGCGGCGCGCAAAAAGCTGTGCGGACCCAGCACCAGGACAAGAAAACCGGCGCGCTGCAGGTGGTCCAGCTGGACAACGACGAGGCCCCCGACGGCCTGCCCCGGTGCATACCGACCGCCATATCTATCCCGACAAGACTGCCGCCGAGCAGGCCGCCAAGGCGCGCTTGGCGGCGTTCAACCGCAGCACCGCCGGTGTGCGCCTGGAAATGGCCGGGCGTACTGACCTGTTTGCCGAACGCACGATCAACGCCCAGGGCTTCAAGGTCGGCCTGGATGGCGAGTACTTGGTGGACAGCGTCGAGCAGGTATTCACCGCCAGCGGCTGGACTACCACCGTGGAGTGCAACGGCGGCAAGAAGGGCAAGGCCAAGGCCTCGGGCAAAAAGAAGAAAGACGACAACAAGCCGCTCAGGGTTGAGCAGCTGTAGTCCTAAAGCCGCACGCGGCAGCAATTGGAGAAATGAATGGCTATCTCAGTACAACAGCTACAAAAGATCTACCCGAACGCCGGCCCGAAAGCCGGCGTTTTTGTTCCCGGCCTCAACGCCACCATGGGTAAGTTCGCCATCATCACACGCCTGCGTATGGCTGCCTTCCTCGCCCAGATAGGGCATGAGTCGGGCCAGCTGCAATACGTGCGTGAGCTTGGCAATGACAGGTACCTGTCGAAGTACGACACCGGGCGTCTGGCCCAGCGTCTGGGCAACACGCCTGACGCAGATGGAGATGGCCAGTTCTTTCGAGGTCGTGGCCTCATCCAGGTAACAGGCCTCTTCAACTACGAAGCCTGCAGCGAGGCTCTGTTCGGTGACAGCCGTCTGCTCAATACACCGGAGCTGCTCGAGCATCCAGTCTATGCATCGATGTCGGCCGGCTGGTTCTGGCAGAAGGAGGGGCTTAACAGCCTGACCGACAAGGGCGACATGCTGGCCATCACGAAGCGGATCAACGGCGGTACCAACGGCCTGGATGATCGCATGGCCATCTACAAGCGAGCCCTTGAGGTGCTGCAGTGACCGCCTGGGGCGGTCGCCTGATCGCCGCGGTGACCTTGGCGCTCGCTTGTGCCATCGGCGCCCGGGCAGCCTGGGTATGGCAGGTGAACGTATACGGAAGGCAGCTCGCCGAGCAGGCTGACGACTACCGCAACCAGCTGGCGGAGAAGGATCGCCTGCACGGCCGTGAACGTGAGGAGGCTGCTGCGGCTGCGCTCAACCAACTGGCAGAGCAGCAGGATGCGCGCCGCGCCCTGGAGGCTCGCCTGCAGGATCAGAACAACACGCACTGGAAGGAAATGAACGATGTTCAAAAAGCTCAGGCTCGTCTGCGTGACCGGCTTGCTACCGCTGATCTGCGGCTGTCAGTCCTTGTCGACACCGGAGCCCTTGCTGCCCAGGGTTGTGACAGTGGGATGCGCGAAGCCGCCGGCTCCGGAGGCGTGGTACATGGAACCGTACGTGCCCAACTGACCGAGCGCATGCTCAACGAATTGTCGCCATCACCGATGAAGGTGACCGGGGACTGATCGCGCTGCAGGCCTGCCAGGCCTACGTCCGCGAAGTCGCCAAGTGAAAAGAGGCGAGCCGGGTGGATGCGCCAACATCCAGCCCGGCCCGCCGAACCCGCAGACCCTTCCTGCAAGTCCAGCCGTGGCCTCTGCCTTGTGCACAAAGCGCGGCGAGCCTAACACCTGTTTATCCATACAGTAAAGACTTGCATACCTATGACCTCTCCA